GTGGGGTTTCCTACGTGTTTCTTGCGGTGGCGTAGGCTTCACCATAATTGGCAATCGCATAAGGAACAATCATGCAAATCAGAATTCGACAAACAGGCGCAGTGATGTACGAGGCAGAGTTTCGCTCGTACCAGCAAGCCAATGGTGGCCCATCATGGGGCCAAACAACAGAAGAGATCTTGGACAGCTTGGGTGCTGATGTGGTCTTTGAAGGCCCGCAAGCAACAGGGGGCACGGTGTATCAGTTCTCCATGCCTTCCGGTGTGGAGCAAATTGAAGGCAAGTGGTACACCAAGCACATCCTTGGCCCTGTCTTCACCGACCGACCAGCTACCGACACCGAGCCAGCCAAAACTGCTGCCGAGCAAGAGGCTGAGTACAAGGCCATGAAGGACGCAGAGCAAGCCAAGAGCGTGCGCAGTCAACGCGACACCAAGCTGGCAGAATGCGATTGGCGCGTCATCAAGGCTCTTGAGAGCAACACCCCGCAAGACTTCGCATGGGCAGAATATCGCCAAGCCTTGCGTGATGTCACGGCACAATCTGGCTTCCCTTGGACCATTGTCTGGCCCGTTCAACCTTAAGGAGTAATCATGGAAAACCAAACCCCTGAACAAATCGCCCAACACTACAAAGCCATGCTGGACAGCGTGAACCTCATCAACGGCGGAAAGCCTGAGTACATGAGCGACACCGATTGGACTGACTGCTTGCGCCGCAACGTCGAGCACCTTGAGTTGATGGTCGCCAAGGACTTTTGGACAACAGAAGACATGGCCCCGGTCAATGCAGCCATTGCCGCTGGCAAGAACTGAGGTTGCAATGATCACGCTCGAAAACCTGACCATTGACGACATCAACCTGATTCTTGCTGGCCTTAGTGAGCTGCCAACCAAGTCGGGCGCTTACCCCGTGGCGATGAAGATCAAGACCCAAGCCGACGCACAACTTGCCCCTCCAGAGGGTGAGGCCAAGGATGAGTGATGGCGGATCAGATCGACGCAACGGAGGCCAGATTGACCACGCACGAACAAATTTGCGCTCATCGCTATGAAGGCATTCAAGCCAGATTTGACGAGGGGTCAAAGCGCATGACCAAGATCGAGTACCTGCTCTACGCAGTGATCGCTGCCGTGTTGCTTGGCCCCGGTGTTGCGGCTGAGATGGTCAAGAAGCTCTTTGGGCTGTGAAAGACTGGGCCGTTAGCTTCGTCGCTGCGGTCCTTTTAGTCGGGCTCGTCATCTGGTGTGCCTACGTTGTCATCCCGTTGTTTAGGTGATAGGTATGTTGGCAGAGATTGCAGCAGCGAATGCGGCCTTCGCGGTAATCAAAGGCGCACTGGCGAACGGCAAGGAGCTGCACCAGCTTGGCTCACGGGTCTTTGACTACTTTGACAACAAGGCGAAGATTCAGGAGTCTTCCAACAAAAAGGGAGGGGGTTCTGACCTTGAAGAGTTCATGGCGCTGGAGCAGCTCCGGCAGCAAGAAGACGAACTTCGTGAGCGCATGGTCTACGCTGGCCGTCCGGGCATGTGGAATGACTGGCTCAAGTTTCAAGCTGCCGCAGCCAAAAGGCGCAGGGAGGCCAAGGATGCCGCCATGCGCGAGGCCATCAGGCGCAGGGAGAGGCTTGAGCAGATTGCAGAGTACATTGCCATTGGTATGGCTTCCTTGGTCTTGGCTGCGCTGATGATTGGAGGCCTCATCATTTACATGAAGCACTTAAGATGAGCGACGAAAAACTTAACCCCAACTCCACGCTCGACAAGGTGCTCGGGTATGTGGACTCGCCGTTCAAGCTGTTCGCCATCCTCATCATGGGCGTCGCGGCCTTTGCTGGGTACTTCCTGTGGCAGAACCAAGCCTTCATGATGGACGCCTACAAAGAGTCCAAGAAGCTGCCAGAGATCAACACTTCACGGACGGACGACGCCAGCGCCATGTTGTTCAAGAAGACCGGCGCTTCTGTTGTGGCAATCTTCAAAGTCAACCCCTTGTTTAACTCGCGGGTGCTGTACAAGGCGTACACAAAAGACGGCAGGGACAAGTCAATTGAAGACATCGACGTGGGCTTGTTTACACAGAACGCATCCAACAATGCAGATGTGGTCAAGTTGATGACCAACGAGATTCCTTGCGGCGAGTACCGCTACGCACAGTCCGAAGTGGGTTTGTGGTACATCGAGAAGGGCGTGACTTTTACCTGCCGGGTGAGTGTTCCGCCAGACAGTCCGAGGTTTGTGGGTCAGATCACGGTCGGGTGGGCGCAACCCCCTGAAGATTTGCAGCAGACCAAATTTATGCTGGAGATTGCCAGCGCCATGCTGACCAAAAGGGGTAACTGATGCTGCCAGTCATCGCTTCCATCGTCTCTGGACTGATCCAGAACAACATGCACAAGGTGGCTGATGCCGTCATCGACAAGGGCTTGGATTACGTCCAAGACAAGATGGGCATTCAGCTCAAGCCCGAGGGTGAGGCCACCAAAGAGGACTACGCCAAGTGGGGCGCTGAAGCGGCCAAGCACGAAGAGTTCATGGCCGAGATCGACCTGAAGAACATGCAGGGCGCACGGGACATGCAGCTCAAGGCGATGGACTCGGATGATCCGCTGGTGCGCCGCTTTGTTTACTACTTCGTGTCGTTCTGGTCTGTGCTGTCGGCCACCTACATCGGCTTCATCACCTTTGGCGAGATCCCCGAATCCAACATCCGTTTTGCTGACACCATCCTCGGATTTGTCCTCGGAACGATGGTGGCTTCCATGTTCCAGTTCCTGCTCGGCTCTTCTCTGGGTAGCCGGAACAAGGACAAGAAATGATCCCCAAGGTCGAGCACATCGTTGCCGCTGGGGTAAAGCAGGCCACAGCCCAGAAGTGGGTTGATGCCATAGCGGCTGCTTGTCAGGAGTTCAACATTGACACCCCGCAGCGGATTGCAGGCTTCCTGTCCCAGTGCGCCCACGAGTCCGGGGGGTTTGAGCGCCTGCAGGAGAACTTGAACTACAGCGCTGACGGCATGGCCGGGATCTGGCCCACACGCTTCGCTGTGCAGGAGCCGGACCCCAAGCGTCCCGGCAAGACAAAGCCGAAGAAGGACGCAAACGGCAAGAACATCCCCAACAAGTTTGCCCTAGCCCTGCACCGCAAGCCGGAGATGATTGCCAACGTGGTCTATTCAGGCCGGATGGGCAACGGCCCCACGGAGTCCGGCGAGGGGTGGAAGTACCGGGGAAGAGGTCTAAAGCAGCTCACCGGCAAAACGAATCACAGCAACTGCAGCAAGGGGCTTGGCGTGGACTTGGTGGACAACCCGGATCTGCTTCTGGAGCCCATCTATGCCGCCCGGTCGGCTGCTTGGTTCTGGTCTGCCAACAAATGCAACGTCTTTGCTGACGCTGAAGACATTGAGGGCCTGACGAGACGAATCAACGGTGGCCTGATCGGGATTGATGACCGCAAGAAGCGCTACGCCAGTGCTGTGCGCTCCTTTTCTGCAGGTTAAGTGCGAAAATAGCGGAAAACTTGCTCAAAAGTGACAAATTCACGGCTGAGACTTAAAATTCAAGCCGTAAAAGAAAGGCATCTGGAATGACCACTGCAAGTGTGATGACTTACGACTCGCTGGTCGAGAACGTCCAGTCCTATCTGGAGCGCACCGACACGGCCACCCTTGAAAAGATCCCGCTGTTCATCATGCTGGCGGAGCAGACCATTGCTTCTCAGATCAAGTTCTTGGGCAACCTGACGGTGCAAACCAGCACCATGACCTTGAACGCCAACGTGATCGACAAGCCAGCACGCTGGCACAAGACGGTGTCCATGAACATCACTGTGGCTGGAAAGCGCCAGCCCGTACTTTTGCGTCGGTACGAGTACCTGCGCGAGTATTGGCCTGACCCAACGCTGACAGACGTCCCCAAGTTCTACACGGACTACGATTACACCCACTGGATGGTTGCCCCCACACCCAACGACGACTACGTCTTTGAGGTGCTGTACTACGAGCGCCTCCAGCCTCTGGATTCATCAAACCAGACCAACTGGTTCACCGTCTACGCCCCTCAGGCGCTCTTGTACGGCACTTTGCTGCAATGTATGCCATTTTTGAAAAATGACGAGCGTGTGCAGTTGTGGCAGGCGCTGTACCAGCAGTCGATGGACGTTCTGGTGGCAGAGGACAAACTTCGTGTGGCCGACCGTCAGGCCGTGGCAATAGACAGCTAAGGATCAATCATGAGTTACAACAGTCCATTCACGGGAACGGTCATCCAGCCAACGGACGTTTCGTACCGCTCCGTTACTCTTGCGGCCAACACCCAACTGGAGTGGCCGATCAACGGCAACGCCACGGACGACTACATCGCCCGGATCATGGACGTCACAGCGTCCTCTGGTGGTCTGTCCCTGTTCATGCCTCCGGCCAACCAAGCCTCGGTGGGTAATGACTCCTTGATCCGCAACGTGGGGGCCAACACCTTC